TTTGAATTCTTGCCTGAGTCTTCAGGATGCGCTTTTGTCTGCTGGTGTTGATTGTTCCTGGCTGACTATCACGAATGAGTCTTTGATTACGAGGGCAAGGAATACTTGTGTTTCAACCTTTCTTGAGACGGATTTTGAGGCGTTGATGTTTATTGATGCGGATATCGAGTTTGCGCCTGAGGCGGTGAATAGGCTTTGGAATATGGATAAGTCGATTTGTTGCGGGGCGTATCCGATGAAGCGGCCAGACATGCCATTATCTGCCTGGAAGGGCGGTAAGACGGTTGAATACGGCGGAGAGCCTTATCCGGTGGATTATGCCGGGACTGGGTTCATGATGATTCATCGGGGGGTGTTTGAGGAATTTAGGGAGAATTACCCTGAATGCGCTTATGACGGTGGGTTCGCTTATTTCGACACTTCAATTAACGGAACTTATCTGTCTGAAGACTATACTTTCTGTGAAAGGGCGCGGAAGTTTGCTGAGATTTACCTAGACCCTGAAATCCGTTTAAAGCACTGGGGAACCCATATATATGGGGCTTGAGTATTTAGGGCTAAACCAAGACCAATTCCCAGAATTCAGGAAGAAGTTTAGCGGAGATTTGTTGATTTGCGGCTCTGGGCGTTGCGCCTGGGACGATTTGCAGAAAATCAACTGGACAAATTATGAGGTGATGTGCGTAAACGACATGATTATGCACTTCCCTGGGAAAATCACCCACGTATATTCAAACGACCACCACATGCTTCCTAATTGGCTGTCGGCAAGGCGTCCTCAGTACAAGAAAGAAGAATCAATTATCGTCCATACCTGTCATGTAGGGTCGTCAACGATGAAGATTTGGCCCTTCCCTGGCCACGGAAGCTCTTCGCTTTCCGCCTGTTACGTGGGCATAGCCTTGGGTTATGACTCAATCACACTAGCCGGAATTCCTTTGGATGACTCCGGGCATTATTTCGACCCACCTTGGGTGAAGACAAACTTTCTTTGTGAGGTGCCTGAGAGGGTTCTAAATGACAAGCCCTACCCGAGATATTGGGAGTCCGCCGCAAGGAATATATTTGACGGCAAGGTCACTTCTCTTTCAGGGAGAACAAAGGAGTTATTAGATGACTTCAGACCTTGAGTCCGTCCTAAAAGAACTTGAGAAGAGAGTAAGGGAAAGAAAACTCTATAACTATCGTCCTTACGGCCATCCAGATACATTGGAGCCTGACGGAAAGCTCTGGATAGAGAAGAAATGGGAGCATTGGTCCAATAAGCCTTGGCAGCTGGACTTCCATACTGCGGGGAAAACACACCAGCAACGAATGCAGATGTCCGCTAACCGCGTAGGTAAGACAGAAGAGGCTGCGGCGGAAGTTGCTATCCACATGACCGGAGAATACCCGGACTGGTGGGATGGGAAAGTGTTTAAAGACCCAGTTTTGGTCTGGACAGGCTCGCCAACTAATGAAACATCAAGAGATATCGTGCAAAAAGCCCTCTTAGGAGGAACGGATAAGGAAAATCTAGGCACAGGATTCATCCCAAAAGACAAAATCATCGGAAGACCAAAGACCCGCCAAGCAGGCGTAAGCGATGTGGTCGACCTGTTTAAGGTGAGACACGCATCCGGCGGCGTTTCAACCTGCATTATGAAGACTTATGAGCAGGGCTGGAGGAAATGGCAAGGCACCGAGCCAGAAATCGTCTGGATGGATGAAGAGCCGGAAGATAACGAGCAACAAGGCAGAATATACACTGAAGCATTGACCCGCCTTCTAACTTCACATGGAATTATGATGGTGACTTTCACGCCACTGCTCGGGCAAACGAAATTAGTTCGCCACTTCCAAAAAGGAGGTCCGGGCGTCTGGCTGGCGAACTCAACTTGGTTCGACGCTCCACATCTTAACTTCGAAGAAAGAGAGCGCCTGGCTGCTTCATACCCGGACCACGAAAGACAAGCTAGAGAGATGGGGATCCCAATGATGGGAGAAGGCGGTATTTTCACCACGCCAGAGAAAGATATCGTTTGCCCACCTTTTGAAATCCCAGCGTTTTTCTCAAGAATCAGCGGTATTGACTTCGGTATCGACCACCCGTTCGCGTGCTCCACGCTCGCCATAGATAGAGACAAAGACATCATCTATGCGGTTGATTCGTATAAAAAAGAAGGAGAAGTTCCCCTTATCCACTCCGCCAAGATTAAGTCTTTCGGGGATATGCCTGTCGCCTGGCCGCATGACGGCACAACTAGGGATAAAGCGTCTGGGGTAGAGCTAAGAGACGTTTATCGAAAGCACGGCGTCAGGATGCTGGGCAAGTCCGCAAGATATAAGAATGAAAAGGGCGGCAGTCAACCACAATGGCCGGTAATCGAGGAAATTAAGGAAAGAGAACGAACCGGGAGGTTTAAAGTCTTTTCCACCAACCACGCCTACCTTGAGGAAAGAAGAAACTACCACACTAAAGACGGGAAGATCGTCGCCGTGAGAGACGACACACTTAAAGCGACCTTCTACGCGGTAATGATGAAACGCTATGCAAGCACAGGAATCACCAAAACTACCCAACACATGCCAGCAGCGATGAGGTTTTAATGGGACAAAAGCTAGAAAAGCACTTCCAGGTTAACGGGATTAGGCCCGAAAAGAGATTTACCTACAAAGGACTGGACGTATATATAGCAGAAGGCGGTCCATACGCCGAAAAAGGACGCCTTTGGTACGAATCCGCCTGGGCAATAGGCAAGGATGGAACCCCTTTGCTTTATCAGCCGCTAGAGTTTGAGTTTAATCATGACCTAAATCTCACCCAGGAATCCAGAAGGCAAGCAAGAATCAATGCTGCCGTAGAACAAGCAAAGAGAGTCATAGATGACGGTTTCGCGTAAGGATTTCCCGAAAATCGCCGAATTCATCACGGATGAATACAAAAGAAGAAAAAGAAATAGGGGCGATTTAGAGAAAATCTGGTGCGAGGTGGACAGACAAATCGCTATGACCCCCGATTTAACGCATAAAATGCTTGATGGTGGCCTAATAGACCCGAAAAAAAAGTGGATGCCGGAGACAGAGCTTCCCCTTCAAGCCCAAACCCTGGAAGTCCTTTGCGCGGACGCAAGGAGAATGCAGCTTTCTAAGAGTTGGTTCGGCGCTCATGCGGAAATGACGGACGAATACTTGGAGAGAGTGGAGTTTGAATCATTAATCGTCGGCGATGAGGCTGAGGTGCCGTCAAAAATAAACCAGGACAATGCGGATAAATTAGCTCAAGGTGCCCAACTGTATTGGCAAAGGCAATATGATTTCCGCAAGCATCTCGACCTGATTAATGCGGACGCCTTCCGTTATGGCATGGGCATCGGCAGAGTTAGAAAAGTCAAAAAGTCGCTTTTTAGAACCACTGCGAAAGGGGTGGCCAAAGAAAACGACTTAATCCCTGTTCTTATCCCAACACCGATAAAGAGGACATATCTAGACGACCGGCACTCTCTTGTGATGAATGAAGGGCATGTTATAGGCCCGGCTCATATTTTTGAGAGAACTATCCATATTAAGGACTTAAAAATCGCCTCCAAGGATGGCAGCTCGGACATTGACAGGGATGATGGGGGCTGGATATCAGCGTCGTTAAGGGGCCTTAAAGGCGACAAGCATGGTTTTGTTAAACTTTTGGAGTGGGAGGGAGATTTTGTCCTGGAAAATCTCTATTTCCCTAACTTAATCATTACGGTAGTGATAGGCGAGGCCAACGAAAAAGCGGTATCAAGAGTGTTAAGGGTGAGGGATAGGAAAACCCCAAATTCAAGTTACATAGAATTCCCTTACCACTACGATTCTGGGGCATATCCATCATCGCCCTTAATGAAGGGTATGCCAATCCAGAAAGCGGCTGTGGATGCGCTGAATAAGCTCATGATTATTTCGGCGCTCCACGCCCTTCCTCCTTTAGGCTATGACCCTGATGATGTTTACTTGGCTCAATCAGGAGGGCCGGTGATTTACCCAGGCGCCCTATGGAAAACTTTAGGAGAGGTAAAAGATTACAAAATAGGCGACCCCGCCGTCGCTATGAATGTTTATCTGGGGCTTTTGTCTCAATATGCGGATGTGACCGGGGTAAACGCGCCGAGATTGGGCGCTCAGACCGTCTCGCATACCACGGCTTTCGCAAAAGAAGCCGAACTTTCAAGAGGCACGGTAAGAACCGTTGATTATGTGGAACAAAGCTTACAAGGGCCGCTTTCGAAGTTCCTTGATTTGTCATATCAGATGGGTAGAGAGGGGTTTAAGCAAACCAATGTTTTTATTGAAGAATATGGCGGGTTTGTTAAGCTAAGTAAGGATGTTTTGCCCGAGAAGGTAATTTTTGAAGCCTTTGGAGCCGGAGGTCCGGCAGAAGAGCAGGCGAAAACACAAAACAAACTACAAGCTCTCCAATTAGCGCTATCTTTGGACCAATTACTTGCTCAACAACAGGCAAATGGACTCCAAGGGAACGTGAATATTGAAGCGGCGCAAGAACAAGTCTTAAGAGAAGGCGGATGGACAGATGTCGACTTTATCCTCAGAGCAAATAGCCCTACTGAAAGAGCTATCACTGGACCCCAGGTGGAAGGGGGTTTTGGCGGCGATCAAATCCCCGCAGGTGAGGCGTTACAAGCATTCTCGGATATCGGATAGTCTGCCTATGGACTGGGCTTATGAGTCCGGCAGGGCAGATGAAAATGACAGAGTTTTAACAATCCTAACAGGAGAAATACATGAGCGAGCAAGCAGCGATTGAAACCAATCCGCAAGGTACGTCCGGCGGTGAGTCAGAAGATGCGCTGGATAGCCTGCTTGATGAATTCAAGCAGAAAACCGAACCGCAAAAGCCAGCTGTTTCGACAGAAGACTTTAGCGAAGTGGTTCAGTACGTTAAACAGCAACAGGTTGAATCTGTAAAAAAGGAAACTGAGGAAGGCATTAGTTCCGCAGTGGCTTCTATTAAGGAAGGGCTAGATGTATCGGTCCCAGATAGAGCTATTCGCGGGATGTTGTTCGACTTAGCTGAAAGTAATGAGGAATTTGTCAATGCTTTCAATAATCGGAACAACAATCCTCAAGCCTGGAATAAGGTTCTAAAGGCATTTCAAAAAGAAGTGGCTGACGAATTTCAGATTGACCCTGGCGCGACTAATGACAGAGAAGCACTTAAGCAGGCGGTTCACAGTTCAAAATCTGAAACACAACCAACTGAAGAGCAGCCAGATTATTCAAAGATGTCCGATGCGGACTTTCAAAAAGCGTTGAATGATTTGGGGCTCTAGGAGACTCAAATGGCTTTAACCGTATCAGCAACAGATACCGAAGTACAAAAGCCGGTAAATGTTATTTACCAGCAGATGCTGCTTCGGAACGCGCGACCGCTTGCTCCTTATTTCCTTGGGACTACCCCAGGCGAACTAGTAAAGCATGGTGGTAGTGCGACAATGAAGTGGCGGCGTTACAATACCTCCGCAGATAATGCGTCAGGCATTGCGCCTACTACCACGGCTCTTACTGAGCTAACTGGTAATGCGTCTTATATGCAGGGACGCGATGCGAGCACCGTTCACTTCACAGATGTCACCGCAGCCGTTAGTAAATATGGCCAACTATTCATTCTCAATGAAGAAGTGGACGTATTTTTGCCTAATGGCACGATGGCTGGCATCACCAATACCCTGGCGATATCTGCCGGGCGCTCATTGAATCAACTGCAAAGAAACGTTGGCGAAGACAACGCAACTCTAGTCTACGCCGGTAACGTTGCAAGTGATGGCTTAGTAGCTTCGGCCATCACCGCGAACTCTTTGAAGCAGGTTCTTAACACCTTAACCAAAAACAGCGCATTGCCGTTCTCGCCAATGTCCACAGGTTCGGTAAATATCGGTACAAACCCGGTTCTCCCTGCATATTGGGCTATTACTCACCCTGATGTGGCCGAGGATGTCTCGGGATTGACCGGATTTAAGTCCGTAGAGACTTATGCTGGTCAAATTGACACTGTTCCGGGAGAATTTGGCATCTATACCAGAGCTGGATTCGGCGTTCGCTTTGTCCAGACCCCAGAGGCGAGTATTGATTCCGGGGCTGGCGCCGCAACTGGTTCGACAGACCTGAATGGCTCCACTAATATCGACCTTTACACCACGTTGATATATGGCGCGGAAGCTATCGGCTCTGTTGGTCTTGGCAAAAGACACGGGGACGGCATTTACCGTGGCGGTGACGAGCAGCCTGCGATTGAAATGATCGCCAAAGGCAGGGGGACCAACCGTCCTTCTGGAACCGACGACCCATACGATGAAATCACCACGCTTACCTGGAAATCCTGGCAGGGCGGGGCGATTGTCAATTCTAATTGGGTTAGAGGCGTCCGCTCAGGCGCAACCAACATCAGCAACTAACCGAAAGGGGGGAGAAATCCCCCTTTTTTTGGAGGGACCATGTTACTTGATAAAGTGGAAGACACTAGGCAGCCCCTTGAAAAACTAAGGAGAGTTACATTATTGAAAATCCTTAGAGACAACGGCGAGATAGTGAACCCAAACACCCCGGCAACTGCGTTGAGGCAGATTATCACGTCGCTCGGAATAGATATTCACGCGCCGCCAAAGAAAGTAGACCCGCTTTCTTTGACTTGGCCAGAATTAAGAGCTTATGTGGGTTCTAAAGGCATTAAGGTGATGCCAAATGACGACAAAGAAGCCCTTTTAGGGAAGCTAAGAGAAAACAGCCTATTGGACGATCATTTGGAGGCCATGAATGGCGAAGACGCTGCTTGATGGCGTTAATGAGGTTCTAACTAAAGTTAGAATTATCCATGGGAGCCAAGAAGATTTAACTTCACTCACAGATAGCCCATTCCAGAACTACATAGACACTACCATTCAATCGTGGAATGAAGCACTTGACGAGCTTTACTCTATGTCTAGGGATTTAAGGCCGAACGTGATGTCAGAGAATACCATCACTTTAGTTACTAGTGACAGAGATTACGCTCTTCAAACAGACCTTGTAGAGCTTCTTTTCCCGCTTCTAGATGAAACAAATGGCCAGTTTATCTATGAATATAAGGAAGGGTACATGAGGATGGTCAATGACCAACAAATCCCTTCCAATTATACTGGATTACCATTATATGGAGTGATACGTCCGACAGACGGGCAATTGTATTTAGACCGTATCCCAACCGCAAATGAAAACGGGCTTCAATATAAGTACCGCTATCAAAAAGATACGGAGCTAACAGCGGCGGCAGACGAATTCCCTTTTGAAAACGCTGTTTTCAGGGCTTTGGTCCCGGCGGTTGCTGAGCTTTGGAAGCGCCATCACAGGAACGAAATGGACAATGCAATGCTTGCCACCAGTCTTGGCAGGGCGGCCAGGTTATTAGATAAAATTCCAGAAAGAAAGAGCTGGATTTAATGCCGCAAAGCCAAGGTCCAGATGAATTAGAAGTCGTCATTAAATTCGGCGGGGGCATTCATTCTCGGTCGCCTGAAGATGAGATAGATATTAGGGAGTGTGCGGACGGGAAAAACTTCGATTTAGATTTAAAGAACAAAGAATTTGTGCCAAGAGCGGCTTTCGACTTAATTGGGCAGGTTCCTAATGGCGGAGAGATAAGAGGGTTTGCCACCCTTCAGAAAGCGGACGGCACGGTCTCTTTTCTTGTTCAAGGCGGTGCGACTGTCTATGAGTGGGACGGTGCGGCAACGTTCACCTCAAAAGGCACGGTATCTTCGACGGCTAAATTAAGAGGGCGGAAAGAGCATAACTGGCAGTTGAGCGATAAAGTAATAATTACTGACTTGAATTTACAGCAGCCGGTGATGGAGTGGGATGGCTCGACTTTACAAAACATCACCTTCCTGGATAGTGATGGCAGTACGCCTTTTGGCACGTTTAGAGCAAAATATTGTGTGATAGATAATGAGAGAGCTATTTTCTCAAATATCCATGATAATGGTACGAACTATCCTCATTTAATTGTTGGTGCCCAAAGGGGCGATTTTACTGTTATTACAAACAATAACAGGCCGTCTTCTTCCTTAAATGAAGGCGACCCGTTTTTCCTCATACAGCCGGACTATCGTTCTATTAACGGCATGGTCTCAGCATTTAGGGGGTTAGTGACCTCATCAAAAGGCGGCTCGGTTTACCAGTTATCCGGGGCGACGGCAAAGGATTTTGCCTTAGAGCCATTATTTTCTTCTTCAGGGATAGACGGTGATGAGTCTTTTGCCTATACGGATAATGATGTTGTTTTCGGCAGGCAGGGACGAATCGCGTCACTTGTGGCTACTGAGAAGTATGGCGACGTATCTTCGGCTGATTTGTCTGATAGGATTTTCGACAAGGTTAAAGATTACAATAACTGGACATTAGCCTATAACTCAAGGAACCAGCGACTTTATTGTTTCCCAGAGGGTTTGACAGAGGCATGGATACATCATCAGTCTTTGCCCGAGTTTTCTAAGTGGGCAAAAATCACAACTAACCATTTCAGCGCAATGCAGCAAACGGCAGTGATGCCTATGTTAGACCCATCTGACGGTTTAGAGTATGTCTTTTGGGGGGACCAAAACGGTAACGTTTATCGGATGGAGGGCTCTGGCCTTACAGACGGTGGAACGGTTAATATTGAAAGCGAGCGTTTATCAAGGCTGTTTGTGCCGCCGCATAATGCTAGTGTTTTCGATTTGCAAGGATGGGTTAGATATCGCCGGGACTCGGCTATGGACCTTCAGCTATCCGTTGAGTTTATCGGGAAAGACGGATTTACAAAGAAAATCACTATCCCTCTTCAAGAAAAAAGAGCAACAGGAGTTTACTATGGAGCAGCCTATTACGGCGCAGCCCACTATGCCGCATCAGGAGCCGCTAGACTCTCAACAGAAGACTTCACCATCCCCGGACAAAGCGCGGGGTTCCAAGTCAGGACGACGGTTAACTCGGAAAAATCGTTCTCAATCAACGAAATCGGAGTCAAGTTCACGGCCGCATCCTAAGCTTTCCAGGACTTTGAAGAGAAAGCCTTACTTTCGTGAATTCATGAATGACGATGTGAAGTACCTCTATGCGTCTCATAAGATGGAGGGCTTCGATACAGAGCCTTTAGAGTTTCAGGAAGCGATGCTGGATTTCATTTATGAGTCTTTTGACGACGCCTGGGTTTTGGAGGCTAAATCCAAAAAAGGCAATGTGCCGGTGGGGGTTGTTTTCAGTATTATGTCTGGGCCTGTGCAGATTCTAGGGGAGATGACTTGGTTTACTTGGGCGTCGAAAAGGAACAAGGTTGAAGCGGCGGCGCATTTTTTGAACATTAAGAGGCAAGATGCAACGTTTCTTATGTATTGCGATGACAAAGACAAAGATTTTTACATTCACCTAGCAAGACATGGATTAATCAGGCGTATCGGCAAGATTGAAGATCCAAATCTTAGCTTATTTCAAACCAGGAGATAAGATGGCGTCGATTGCAGGTAAAGTTGCTGGTGGTTTAGCTAGCGCGGTCGGTGGGAAGCTTATAGACAAAGCCTTAAATAAGGATAGGTCTAAACGCGCCGAAAGAGCGGAGAGGGCGATTTTGGATTTCCGCCCCAGAGGATTTTCCAGCGGTGATGTTACGGCGAGGTTTAACCCTGCAACAGGGCTATTTGAGATAGCCGGCTCAGACCGCCTCAGAACGCTGCCACAGAACCTTTCCGGTGGGTTTGCTGATAGGGCCGCGAGGTTAGAGGGGCTTCTCTCTACGCTTCCTGCGGCGCCACGATCAACAGAAGCGGCGATTAATGCGCTAAGAAGCAGGAGCAGGGCGTCCGTAGGGAACCTCAGGGACAATCTAGCCAGGAGAAGGCTTGGCGGTTCTTCATTCGCGGCAGACGCTATTTCAAGAGCTGAAGCTGAGTTTGCTGAAAGGGAAGGGGTTTTAAGGGATGAGCTTTCCCAGCGGGATTTCCAGAACGAGTTGACTTTGGCGCAACAAAGAATCGGTCTAGTGGATGAGATTACACGGGCAAATGTCGCCAAGGTTCAATCTCTGATTCAGGGGATGGGGTTAGATGCGAATTTAGCGCAACCAATTTTGGCCTCAATCATGGGGACTTCATCTTCTAATGCGGCAATTCAGGCAGAGCTTTTAGGTCGAACTGGGGCTGGGGTTGACAGATTTTTTGGCCCGGCTATAGATGAAATCGGCGCGACTACGAGCAGTGCTGTTACCCGGTCCATCCCGAAAATAGGAAGGCTTTTTAATGGCTAGTATAGGTTTTGTCATGGACAACCTTGCCAGGGCAGGGAACCAAAGGGATTTGCGCGAGCTTGAGGCTAGGCGAACTGCGGTGCAGGAGGGTCAATTAGGTCTTCAGGAGCAACAATTGGGCATTCAAAAAAATGCCGACTTAATGAAGCGATACCAGGACAACTTATCAAAGACTATCGACACCGCGTCTAAGCTGGTTCAGGCTAGTGATGCGCAAGGGAAGGGCAGGAGTCCGCAAGTCTTAAGTGCTATTGAGGCGATGAGAGAGGACGCGATAAGGACCGCCAGAGTGATGAGCGCGAGCGGATTACCTGTTGACCATAATTTAATCTCGGCCCAATTTGAGGCGGTGATTCAGTCTCCAACTCCTGGACAGGTTGTTCAACAAGAGGCTTCGAGGGCGGGGGCTATAAAAACAGCGGAATTACAGGCGGGGGAGCCCTTCCAGAAGGTTGCTTCAAAGCCTTTCTTTTCTCCCGGTCTAAACCGGCGCTTCCAGGCGTTTGATGACGGCAGGGGGAATTTATTTATGGTCAAGGATGGTCAGCAAATTCCTGTGCCTGAAGATGCTTTCCAGCTTAGCTCTCAAGTTACTGGAACTGCTAAAGATGTTTTATCGCCTCAGGAAAAAAGGTCTTTTAGGCAAGAGCTAGAATCTGCTGAATTTAACCTTGACGCTATGGCTAGGACGCTAGAGGATGTTATTAAAACCCCAGGGGCGACAGGTTTTAGGGCGTCATTATCAAATTGGATGGGAGGCAAGGTTGGGCAGTTGCCAATTATTGGCAGGGATGCTGAAAAAGCGGTGGTTAACTTTATTTCCAACGCTGACCCGGAAGAAGTTGCTGCAATTTCCACTAGGTCTAGGATAAATGTTGCAAGGATGCTGTCCTTTATTACCGGGGAGGAAAGCGGTCGGTTTACCGAGGCTGAAAGGCAAATAGCTGAAACAACTTTAAAAGGATTAGATCCGAATGCTTCGCCTGCACAAATAATGGGGGCGACCAAGACGGTTATGGAAATTCTGATCGACGATGCACAAAGGAATAGGAAGTCCCTAAAGCTTGATCCAGTTTATGATTTATCTACTGATGAAGGGGTTAATGATTTCGGCAATTGGCTGCTTGACTTGGGGTACTCAGAAGATGAGGCTGCCGAACTTATCCAAAGGCGCAGATGATGGTTGATTTTGCCTCTAAATTAGAAGAGCCAAAGAAGAAAAAGAGAGTAGATTTTGCCGCGAAGCTTAAGCAAGAAAAGGACACCACATCCGCATTTCTAGTAGGTCAGCAAGAGCTAGGTGAGCCAGGATTAAAGTCGCCATTAGGCAGGTTTGCGATTGCTCAAGGGAATACTACTGGCGAAAAAATCAGAGCCTTTAAAGAAGTTTACCCTGAGGGTGATTTAAGGGCGGATTTTACCGGCGAATTTCTTTTCAGAGAAGACCCAAGCCAGCCATACAGAAAAGTGGAAGGGCCGGGATTTGAGCCGGTTAATGACTTAATTGAATTTCTTGCCGCCGACACAGGTTCTATTATGGGCGAGGTGATAGCTACTGCCAGAACCAAGGGCGTGAGCTTAATACCATTGCTAGGGAGGATTTTCGTTGGCGGGGCGGGTGGTGAATTAGTCCAGCAAGGAGCGCAGGAGGTCTTAGGGGTTGGCGATGAAAGGATCCCCGACATGGTTACCCGCGCAGGAACTAAGGGGGCCGTTGCAGCAGGCTTTGGGGCCGCAGGCTTTGGGGCCGCTGCCGGGATAGATAGATTAACAGGTGGCGTATTAGACAAGCGGCCGGGGATGGAGCGGGTAGAAGAAGCCTCCGGACAGATTGAGGATATTACCGGCGTAGAGCAAACAGGGTTGACGTTAGGTCAATCTGCCGCGCTTCCTCTCATAAGAAGGCTGGAAGGACAATCTGGGTCTACTTTTAGCACGATTCAAAATCATTTGAATCTTCAGCAAGCAAACATGGTTAAAGCTTTAAAGACTTTGAGGCAAGGTGGGAGGACGGCAGAGTTTGCCACGCAGCCATTAGAAAAGACATTAAGAAAAGAGACTAACGACTTAGTTAACTCACTTAAGGCGAAAGGCTCAACTTTCGAAGAAGGGGGCATGTCGTTAACTAAAGGTGTAGAGAATTACAAAGTAACATCCGGGTATATTGTAGATGAAGCCTATGACTTTGCGCGGAGAATCGAAGAGCCTGAATTTGATGTTTCTTTATTAAGGGATGAGGCGCAAAAGGCTGTTTTGGGGGTGCCTGGGGCGAAATCGACTGGCGAAGTTATCGAATTGTCCGATGAGGTGCCTTCTGAATTAATACAATTAGTAAAAGATATAAGGGATTGGGACCCAGATCAATTTGTCTTACTTGACGGAGAGCCGGTCCCGGTAACCGAGCAATTGAGGGCGCTGCAAAGACGGGCTGCTGATTTAATGGAGCCTCCGCCTGGGAGATTGACCAAAACCCCGGCTAATGCAAGAGCGGCCAAGGTTTGGGGGGCGATAAAAGATACGCTCGATAATCCATCGAATAAGAATGGTGAATTCGTTGCGGCCTGGAAAAATGCTAACAAGTTTGCCTCTATGAGGTTCAAAACCTTGGAAAGAGCAGCCTTTGTCAAAGCGGCGAAATCAGAATCGCCAACCAGCCTTGCTAGGGACTTGGCGCAGCCGTTTAAATCAGACGAACTTAAGTTCTACCGCTCGGTAGTGCCTACCGATGAATTTAAAATTCTTCAGGACTCCTTCAAAACTGATTTGGCGATAAATTCAGATGCTATCACAAGCAGATTAAGTAAGTTCGATAAGGATACCTTGGATTTGCTGATGTCTCCTGCGGAACAAAAACTATTCCGTGAGACAGGCAAGAAGATAGACGACCTAAACGCAGTCAAGTTTCAAGAAGTCTTAGATCGACAGGCGACGGTTGGCGGCATGATTGATGAATTGGTGCTTAAGAGGAACGATACAGCCAGGGTCAAAAAGCTACAAGATATCGTTGCCAGAAACGGCGGGGCGGTTGGGCCTCTAGGGCGGCAGATACGCGCTGGCATTATTGACACGATTATATCCAAAGCCATTAAGCAGCAAGCAAAAGGCACTTTGGAAGAAGTATCAGGTCTAGAAATCAGGTCGATGATGAAAATAATTGAGGATAGCGGCGCGGACGCCTTTCTTTTGCCTCAAGATATCACCGCATTAAAAGCTTTTGCCGACTTGTCGGCATCTGTAAGGCCGTCAGTTGACGTGGGCGCTTCTATGGCGGCAGGAGGCGCGGCTGAAGCGGCAAGGGGTATCGTGACTGGGGATATGGTGTTCGATGGGCTTAGAACGCTCATGGAGATGTCTGGGACGGGGAACTTCCTTGTCAGTCCAACGGCGAGAAAGCTTCTTCTAGAGCGCAGGAGCAGAAGCTTTACCTTCCGCCAATATATGGCTTTGGCTGGCGCGATTGCGGGTGATATCTCAGTCACCGCATCAGAACAAGAGCAGTTAAAGAAAATAGAATCTTCTTTATAATTTGCAACAATCGGCCTTTATTTATGGAGCTTTGAATGGCTAAATTCACGACCACGACCATTAGCAATTACAACCAATCACCGCCTCCTGATGACGGTTCGACTGGGGACGATAACCTGGTTAAATGGTCTGGGATTAAAACAAAGCTATCCGACCCAACTAAAAACTATATAGATTCCATCCAAAATAATGTTAAGACTGCTTTTGGTAATCTCTATGTAAACATAGAAGAGTATTCTTCTGACTTGGAAACTGCGGTAAACGCGATTGGGGCATCAAAGACAACATTGGTAATAAAGTCGTCTACCACTGTATCAAACGATGTCACCGTACCATCAAACATTACTCTCATGTTTCTCCATGGCGGCGATTTAAACGTCAGC